GGCCAGGGCAATGCGGCTCATAGCTTGTAGCAGCCCAGCATGGCGATAGTGTTGGGGGCGCTTTCGCCAGTCACGTCCCGCATTGTGTCCGTGTAGGCCACGCGGATGCCACCGCCTGGGCTCAAGGTGCCACTCATATTGAAACTTCGCGCCCCCCCCACTACCTCACCGCCGAAAGCGGGCCCGTTGGAGGCATCCAACCACGTGTAGGCCAGCCCGTTGTCAGCACCCATTGCGGTGCGGTGCTTGTGGTTCTGCGACGTGCTGGCGTACTTCGACCCCACGGCAAACGATGCGCCTGCAATTCGAGGCACCTGATCGCGCGCGTCGAACACCGTTAAACGCTTGCCCGCTGCCCAGTCCGCCGCGGCGCTCGCACCACGAGTGCTCGCGCCTCCAGCGCTGGTGAGAATGGGAAGGGTCGCGTCGCTGAAGTCGGTCCACCAGAGGGTGAAGAGCGCGAGGGTGTCGACGTTGGCGCGTACCGCACCACTTCCGACGTTGCCGATGGTGGAGCCATCGCCCACGATCCACCCAGGCGGAGCAGCCTTGCGTTGCTTCAGGCTGAAGTCCCCAGTCATGGCTAACTCACCACCCGAAGGGGTCGAAAGACGCCCCTCTGCATCAATGCGCAACAGCTCGACGAGCGGCGATCCGTAGTTGCCACGGTAGACGCGCAGAGTACCGTCGCGCGGTGCGGCGAGAGTGAAGTTCTGCGATGGCGTCATGCTGTCGCCGATCTGATAAAGGTCAGTGCTGACTGTCATACTGAATCCTTAGTCGGCTTCGATCAGGTAGCCGCTGAGCGTCGTGTATTCACCCACAACGTCACCCAACACATAGGCATCAGTCATGTTCGTGTAGACACGCAGATCAACGTAATCAGTGGTGCCATTGAAGTACACCGGAAAGCTCCCGGCGAACGTAGTGTTGATGAGACTTTGGGTCGTAATCGCCACGCACCCGAGGCGCCGATAACCGATGTTGTTTCTGTAGAGGCTGGAGAGCGAGGTGCCGCCTGCGCCCCCAGAAACAGTCAATCCGGCACTGATCTGGTACCAGCCCGCAACATTCGGCTGAAACCGCCCTCCGGTTGTGGGCTCGAAGGTATTGGCTGAGTCGATGATCTCGGTGTACAGGCGAACGAGAGTCCACGTGTTCAGCGGAATGACACCGTAGTTGTTCGGTAGATAGGCGCCGAAGAAGTTGCGCTTGACCTTCGACTGTCTGATGAGGCCGGCTGGGAACGTGACGTTGCCTGCGGCGTCGAAAACGAGCTTCTCGAAGCCATCGGCGAGGATCGCGCCCCCGGTTGAGTCCGAGCGATAGGAAAGAGTCATGAACGTCCCTTAGAGCTTGTAGCAGGGCAACATGCCCAGGCGCGGCGGCAGAGTCTTCGTGCCGACGCGGGGACTGCCGAAGCCAATATCGACCAAAGCCTGCGCCTCCAGGGTCGTGACCCCTTGGGCGGTGTTGCTGATCTTGTTGGCAGTACCGCTAATCGTGAACTTCAACCCGGACGAGCCCGCCGAGTCATTCGGCAAGTTCACTGAGTGCCCGTGCCCCTGCAACTGATCGACATACTTCGTGCCGTTGAGCGTGCCAACTCCGTTAGCCCCCACTGGGAATCGGTCATCGGTCAGATCGAACACGGTCAGCCGCTTGAGCGCAGCCCAATCAGCTGCAGCCGAAGCACCGCGTGTGCTGGCAGCGCCAGTGCTGGTGAGGATGGGCAACTGCGTGTCGGTATAGCCCCACCAAGCAGTGAACAGAGCGAGCGTGGTCGCGTCCGCAAGCGTTGCTCCGCTGCCAACGTTACCTATGGTCGATCCGTTTGCAACGATCCAGCCCTCGGGCGGCGCCAACAACTGGAAAAACGAAAACTCGCCCGTTGGCCGGATGTTTGTGACCCCATCAACGCGGCCGTTTCCGTCGAACTTGATTGTCATGGTGCGATTCCTTAAACAATCGTGAGGGTGGAACCAGCTGGGATCGTCAGGGTTGTGCCTGCCGCCTGCGTGAGCGGCCCGGCCACCATCGCGTTCTTGCCTCCCGGCACCGTGTAGTCGGCAGTCATCACGATGTCGCTCTCATAAAAGATCGAGTCATTGCCACCACCTGACGCGCCGCCGAGCGCCCCCCAAGCAGCGCCGGTATTGCCCTCCCATCGACCGATGGTGGTGTTGTAGCGAAGCTTCCCCGCGCCGTTGGCTGGTCGCTGTGCGGTGGTGCCTGCTGAAATATTCGCGGCACCGGTATTCGAGTCCTTCGTGACCGTGATGCCCAGGTTGTCGGTGATCTGCCTCTGCAGCTTTCCGAGCGCAGTCAGCACCGTGTCGAGCGCGGTGATGGTGGCGTTCGTGGCGGTGCTCAATCCGCCGAGCACGGTGTCGCGAACTCGTGCGACTGTGAAATAGAGGTTCACTGCCCCTTCGGCCAGCGCGTCGGTGGTGCCGGGCGAAGGATTGATCTCTGCGTAGACACTCCCCGTCCAACGGTACTGCCGCGTAGGGTTGGCCGATGTCGCCGCGTTGATCGCGATGTAGAGCTTGCCCGTCTCTCCTGGCACAGGAAAATCCGCAAGCGTTGCGTACTCCAACACATCGTCAACGTAGCTTGGGAGCTGTGAAGCGGGGACCTGGCCCGCGACGAGATCGGCCTTCAGGGCCAGTGCATTGGCGGCCGCCGTGCTGATCGGCAGATTGGCCGGCGAAAGGTTGGCCACATTTCCAAGGCCGACCGTTCCCGCATTGATGGTGACCACGCCCACCATGCCGTTGACGCTGTAGACCGGGCCGGCAGCAATGCTCTCGGCATAGCCCTTGGCCAGGAGCGCGTGATACTTCGCGCTGTACTCCCCTGCCGCAACGGGCGTGACAAGCTGAGTGGCCCATGCCTGCGCGAGGTTCTGCGACGCCAGCGCGGCGTTCTTGCTCGCGAGTGCATCAGTCTGGCTGGTGGCCGCTGCCGCAGCAGATCCTGCAGCCGCGGTTTTGCTGGTGGTCGCGCTGTTCTCGCTCGCCGCAGCGTTGGTCGCAGAGATTGCCGCGGCATTCCTGCTCGCCGTGGCGTTCGACTCGCTGCTCAACGCACTCGCTGCACTGGCCGCAGACTGAGCGGCCGAAGTGGCGGAGGCGTCGCGTGCTGCTCGCGCGTCCGCCACGGCCTGCAGCGCCTGGGCAATGACGAAAGCGCCGTCCGGCTGGCCGTCGTACGCAGGCAAGCCCGAAATGTCCGCAAGTTGGGCCGTCGGCGCACTCGGCACTACACAGAAGGTTCGCAGCGTCTTCCCGAGTGCCACGATGGTGACTGCGTAGTTCGACTCGACAGCGCCGAGCTGATTCGGCCAGAGATCGAGCACGCATTCGCCGTTGGCGTCGGTGGTGGCCTGCACCAGATGCGGCACCACGTAGCCCTGGTACACCTCGTAGGTCGACAGGCGTGCGCTGACCACCGCGCCAGACACGGGCTGACCTCCGACCGAATCGCGCACAACGGCTCGAACTGCACAGGTTGGAATGGTGCTCATGGTCAGGGGTCTCGTTAGAGGAAACTTGGCTGGGTACGCTGCCGAAGAGCGGCATTGCCCTTCCAGAGCTGGTAGACGATGTCATCGCAGCGGCTCTCAAAATCCGCGCGCTTCATCGGGTCGCTCGTGATACCGGCCACCGCGCCAAGTGCAATGACAGTGACGTAGCGCGCAAACAGCGTGTCGTCGATTCCCTTCGCGTCCTCTCCAGGCTTCACGCTGCAGGTAAGCACCAGGCTCTGCCCTTCGCTCATCGGCGTGGAAAAGCGCAAGGTCCGGCCGTCAGGCGTGAAGACATAGCGACCGGAGGCACTGTCTCCACGCTTCCAGACCGCGAACGGCTCGCCGTTCAGCTTGGCACTTTCGATTCGCACAAGCTCCGTGGTCGGCAACAGCTCGATGTCGTACTCGCTCATGCCGGCGAACGTCGCAGTCGGGTCCAGCTCCAGCACCCAGGCGCGCGTGCGCTGGCAGAACTCCTGCGCCGCGCGCAGGATGGCGTGCTCGAGCACCGGCTCGGGCGTGCTGGGCGCTGCGGGGCGCACGTCACGAAGAAAGGCGCTCCAGGGCTTCATTTGCGTGCGGGCCGCGTGGCCTGGTCAGATTGGGTCTTGCCGGTCAGCGCCTGCATGAACGTCGATATGGCATTCGCTGCGTTGTTGGCATCGGCCGGTGAATCGCTGTCCTGCGCCCACGCGCGATAGCAAACGAAGTCGATCAATGCCCCCTCGTAGATGGAGTCGAGGTCGATCGCGCTCTCAAGGTCCGCACCTTCGCGCCGACGGCCGCCGGTGGATACACCTCGAAGGCCTTGGGGTCGCTGTCGTCGAAGGTGTAGTGCTTGATGACCGCGCCAGGGATGGCCTTGTACCAGTCCGGCTCGAAAGAGCTGAGCTGGTCCCGGCTGATGAGCGTCACCGCACGACCCGTGGTGTTGCGAATGACGTCCAGCAGTTTCGTCCCGTTGACGGGAATCGCCTGCTCGACGCCCAGTGCCAACGCGTGATCCACTTTCGTGGCCTTCGCGTCGGGCCGCACTGCAACGATCTGAAGCTGCGCGCTGTTGAGCCAGCCAAGCAGATCCGCGTCCGGCCAACGCACCCCGTCGGGGTCGTTCAGCAGGATACGAACCTTGCGGATGATCTGCTTGGCCAACATGCGATCAGGCCTTCGTCAGTGCTTGCGCGACCATCAGCCGCAGATCGGCGACCTTCGTGCCATTGCCACCAGGAAGGGCCACGCCGTTCTGTGCGGCAAAGGCGCGTATGTCCTTCGCCGACATGGCGTCCAGGTCCACCGTGGTGCCGTCGTCAGCCTTCAGCACCAGCGGGTCTGCGATCTCTGTGTCAGCATCGACAGCAGCGGCGGCAGCAGCGGCAGCGGATACTTCAGCCTGGCGCAACAGAGTGATCTGCGCTTCGATCAGCGCGTCGCGGTCTTCCTCGTCGTTGAGATTCCACTCCTCGACGTTCAGCTCGCTGCGCACCAGCGCCGCAGCCACCACCTCGACCAGCGGCACGGTCTTGCTCTCCGCGATTTCGATGACAACCGGAAATTCGCCCGAACTGTGGCCCTTGGGCACTTCGGTTCCGAGGTCCGGTTCTGCAGCAACGGGCAAGGCCAACGCCAGTACCGGGGCCGGAGCCGATGCTGTCACGGGCACCACCGCAGGCGCCTCGCCGCTGTACTCGCAGAAGGCCTCCTTGATGGACAGGAGCCGCGCGATCGCGCGCTCGTCACTGACTTCGGCCACGAAGTGATCTGCCGCATTGGCAGCGAACACGATCTGGAGCCCGAAGAGTTCAACGGGCGTTTGCTCGCTGCGGGTGTAGGCGTGGACAAGCATCTTGCTTCCTCTTGAAGATGGATCAGACAAACAAAAGGGGGCCACACCGCTGCGGCCCCCTGCACACATACCGGGGCAGCGCGATCAGTTCTTGATGTGGAAGATGGCCTGCAAGGTCTTGCCCGCGCCGGCGTAGGTCGCGAACGCGCCAGTCACCTTGAGCGACACCTTGCGGGTGGTGGTCTTGTCGGCCACCAGTTGCGCAGCAACGGTGCAGCGCGACACCGAGCCCGCAGCAGTACGGCCGGCGGTCAGGCCGGTCTCGTAGACCACTGCGAGGTCGGTGCCGGCTGCATTCTCCGAACCGATGGAAAAGGTATGGGTCGGCGTGGCATTCGAGTCGAGCTGCGACGCGAAAACGTCGTAGTCGACCAGCTCCACGCCGGGCGGCAGTTCGATCAGCGACAGCAGATCGTTCACCGCCGGTGCGACAGCGGGCAACACGATGGGCACAGCCACCTGGATGACCGTGGCGTCGAAGGGTTGCGGGACCGACTTTTTGCCGGTCATCGCGTCAGAAAGAATCTTGGCCATTTCGGGCTCCTGGATAAAGGGGTTGGGCAGACGGCCTTGAGCGACACCCCGGCTTTCACCGAGGCATCAGGTCAGGGAGCGTTCGGGTCGGCGTTGTAGGTGTCCATGGCAATAACGCCGAAGTCGCGAACGGTCTGTCCGTCCTTCGACTTGTAGGTGGACTTCTTCACGCCCATGATTGCGTGCGTGCCGATCGCGACGCTGTTGCCGTGGTCCTTCGTTTCCTCGGTCCAGCGGAAGCGCGTGCCGGTCTCGTTGTCGCCGTAGGCAACCAGCGCAGCTTGCGAGCCCAGGAACAGCGCACGTGCGGCCGGCAGGTTCGCGCCCGCGCCGTAGTCGTTGAACCGGATCACGTTGCGGTGCTTGTGCAGGATCACGTCGTTGTACATGCCCATCGCACCCGTGAAGATCGGGTTCTTTGCGCCTTCGGCAGCAGCCGCGGCCTTCTGGATGTCCAGCCAGCCACCGGTGCCCGCGTCCTGGCGCATGGCGTCGGCCTGGTAGGTGTGCATCAGCGCGATGTAGTGGTCGCCGCCTTCGATGGACACCGGGATCATCGAGAGTTCGTCGGTGCCGTCGCCGCCCATCGTCTCGGCCTTGGCAACGGCCTTGTCGATCAGTCGCAGCTTGAACGTGTCGGTCGCGGCCAGCGACGCCTTCGACGTTGCCGCGCCGGCGTACATCATGTGCATCGAGTCCGGAGCCGTCAGCGAGTTGGTGTCGAACATCGGGTTGTTCGCACTCCAGAGCATGCCGCCGCCGGTGCCACGCGAGCCCGACAGGTAGATGAAATACAGCTCGTCCATCAGGCGCTTCCACCAGTCGGTGCTGGCGCGCTTGGCGTCCTGGCGAAGGTTGCGCAGCGTGCGCTTCTTCGTCATGCGCGAGCCGAGGTCCGCGCCACCGCGCACCTGGTCGATGCGCAGGCGGTCGGTGAAGTACTTGAGCTTCTGCTCCTTGCCGTCGAGCGTCTCGTCGCCGATCAGCGGCTCCATGCTCAGGGGCATGAGCAGGTCGACGGTGACTTCGTCGCCGGCACCGGACTCGAGGTCATCGATGCGCTGGATGGGAAGGCGAGCGTCTTTGCCCTCGCCGACGAATTTCTTTGCCCAGTAGGACGCCTTGTTGATGGCAACAGCCATCAGCGATGCCCACTTTTTGACCGCTTGAGGGTCGTTGACACCGATCAGAGTACGCACAGTACACGCTCCTTTGCCGACTTCGGCGAGGTAGCGCGTCTTGCGCAAGAAACCGGGAATAGCCCCCGGTGGCGTTGACTCCGCTCCCGACGAATGGCGTCTGCGGAATCAGTAGATGTAGCCTATATCAGAGATTCGTGAAAGCAACACCCCTCGGTGCGGTGAAGTCACGCGACCCTGTGACTGGGATCGCTTTCGTTGACGGCGGTGCGCGGTTTGTCCACCACCACAGCCTCCCCGAGCGTCAGCCGCAGCCGCGCGGTGCGGCCCGACTTTTCCTCCAGCTCGACCTTGATGCGGCCCTGATCGAAAGACAGGCTCTCGCCCACCCTCAACATGCGAATCAGCGTGGTGTTGGTGAGCTTGGTCATGCGCCGAGGTACCTTTCCTGCGCTTCGGGCGAGAGCTTCGCCAGTTCGCGCTCGAGCGCCGCTGGCTCGCTGATGCCATCCAGATGCGCAAACTCGGTGGTGATGGCCGCATCGGACGCAGCGGGCATCGCGGCCAACGTCACGCCGAGCTTCGAGCGGTCGGGGGCAGGCCGCTCCTTCGCCGAAGTGTGCGTCGCCGCAGGCGCTGCCGCAGACGTAGCGCCCGCCTGCGTCACCTTGCCGTGCCGGCGGAACATCAAGGCCTGCGCCTCCGCCAGCGCAAACTTCGACGCAGCCAGGTTGCCCGGCAGATCCTGCAGCCCCTGCTCGGTGGCATCACCGGCAAACATGCGCACCGCACGGTCGAATTCCGTACCGAGCTTCGCGTCCCTGTAGTCGAGGCCGACGACCTTGGCTTCCTTCATCGTGGCCTTCAGGTCCACGTTGTAGGCCTCCAGCATCTGCCGGTGGACGATGACATCACTTGCCCGGTCGGTGGCCTGTGCCATCAGCAGATCGTCCAGCCTCGCCCGGACCTCGTTCTTCACCTTGGCATGTTCCTCCTGGGAAATTTCGCCGTCCAGCAACTTCTCCATGGACTCGTCTTCCCAGGCGTTCAGTTCCCTGCGCTGATCGTCGATGTCGGCGGGCGTGGCGCGCTCGGGCTGGGCCGCCCGCATGTCGTCGTCATCGCCCTCCCTGTCAGCGGCCGGCGCTGACGATGATGCGGCTGTCGCGACAGCATCTCTTGCTGCGTCACTGCCGTCCTCTTCGCTCTCGCCGCCCCCCGGATACTCCAGATCGCGCGCATGGGGCACGGCGGATGTGTCCGCTGCGCCAAGCTGCAGCGCAATCTCTCCATCCTCGTCGGGGTCGTTCAGCAGGGCTTCGCGTTCAATGGCGCTCAAGCCGCGCAGGTCTTCTTCGGAAATGGTCATCTTTGACTCCAGTGGTTGTTGAGTAATCAGAGGTCGGCAGCGGTGGGGTCGATCGGTGGCGCAAGGTCGTCGGCACCGGTTGGGGTTTCGACGCCTGTCTGCATGTCCTGCAGCGGACCAGGGGCGGCCTCTTCGGCTGGCGGCTGCGCGACGTCGTCGGGGAAAGGCAGTGGGGTTTGCACCGGCCCGTTCGCTGCAGGTGCTGCAGGTGCGGGAATGTCGCCCTCGTTCTCGTCACGCAGCCCGACCGACTTCGCAATCTCGTCGGCAGCCGGCGTCACATGCGGCACGGTGGCGACGATCTGCGCGGCTTGCAGCACCGAGTACACGGCCTCGACCTTCTTCAGCGTGCCTTCGACATCCAGCTTTCCGATCTGCGCGCGCAGCAGGTCCACCTTGGCCTGGATCTCGGCCAATCCGGCCTTTGCCGAATCGGTCGCAATCTGCTCCTGCTCCTGCTGCTTCTGGACGGTGACCTGCTCGATCTGTTGCTCTTCGGGCGTCATCGGCTTGCCGGGGTCGCGCTGGCCCGTGAGCTTGCGGATGCGCGCGACCCATTCGTCCTTGTCCTTCAGCTCCGCGGACTCCACCACCAGGTCGAGCACATTGAGCACCACCTGCGGAGCGAACACCGCGATCTTTCCCAGCAGGTCGAACATCTGTTCCAGCGCGGCCTGGGCCATCGAGGAGCGGTAGTCCTGCGTATCGACGATGAAGTCGGCCTCGCGGGCCGTCACGTCGTTCAGCATCTGGCCCGTGGCCGGGTCCAGCGTGTTCACCTTCAGCCACTCGATAGGCCTGCGGCCACCGACGATGCGAATGGCCTTGGGCTCCGTCCAGAACTGCTCGATGTGGGACAGGCGCAGCTTGCCGGCCTGGCGGATGGCCAGCAGGTAGTTGTCGAACAGCTCCGAAGTGGTGAGCGAGCCCTGGTCCTGCTTGCGTTCGATGGCAATGCCGCTTTGCGCGGCGCTGTTGCGGCCAAGGTTCTCGTTGGTCACGCCCCCGGCGTTGCGCAGCAACTGGCTGTCCTGGGCGGCAAGCTCCAGGTTGCCCTGGAAGTCGGCCATCGGCTTCTCGAAGCGGATCTGCTTGCCCACGTTAACGACCAATGCCATGTCCGGGCGCGCGGCCTCGCGGCGAGCCTCCTCGATGTCGTCGACCGCGCCCTTCTCCAGGGTCATCCGGTTCGACGACAACGCGAACAGCGCCTTGCTGCGGCGCTTGTTCAGGTCGTCCTGGATGTCGCGCATGCCGCGCATTGCGCCGTACGCCATGCCATCACGCGCCCGGCGGTAGCCGTAGATCGGTGTCAGCAGAAAGCGGCCGTGGCGATACGGGCTCGGCATGTCCAGCAGCGGTGCCAGCTTCGTGCAGATCTGAAGGCGCATGCGCAGCTTGACCGCCTCGTAGATCGGCACACGCTCGGCCAACGCCTGCGCGTGCATCGGGTCTTGCGGATTGACGATCTTTCCCTGCATCGGACTTGCAGCAAACACCTTCACGCGCTCGGGCACGCGGTACCAGCACTCCAGCAGCTCGACCGACTGCCGGCGGCTGGCATCGCGATACCCGTTGCGGGTCATATAGGCTGCGCGCTCGCCGAAGCCTGCAAGGCTGTTCATCGTCCACTCGGTCTCGCTCGCACCTGTCAGCTTCTGGCCGAGGTACCAGATGCCGTCGCCCTCTTCGTCGGCATCGTGTCGGCCCGACATCGCACGCAGGTGCGCGGCGTGGCCAGGCAGCAGCGCGATCGCGTAGTCGAGGTCGATCACGCGGCGGCGAAACAGGTAGCGCGCATCGATGTTCATGTCGAGATTGCGGCTGTGCGAGTCGCGATAGACGTTGCGCCAGTCCTCCATGCCGGAATAAATGATCTCCTGCTCCGGGTCAGGGTTCACACCTTCCTCGATCCAGGAGAGGCCGGCGGTCGCCGCCTGCTTGAACGCCTTCGAGCGGTGCCACTGCGTCAGGTTCACATCGTCCAGGTACTTGACGATCTTCGTTTTCAGCTCCGCGCCCTGCTCGTCGTCGGGCTCGCGCGGCAGGATCTTGTAGTCCTTGCGCATGCGCTTCTCGGTGCCCGCAATCCAATCGATGGTCTGGCGCGACTCGTTGAACACCAGCGGCGCCTGGCCGCGCTCCATCAGCTCGCGGGCATCCTCCGGCCGCCATTGCAGGTGGTCGTAGTAGTCCTCGTCGATCTGCATCTGGATGCGCTCTTCGGCCTGGCGCTCGGCCTCGTACTCCAGCAGGTCCATCAGCACGTGATGTCGATGCTTGGTCACCTCGCTCGCGGACGCATCGCCCGGTTGCTCCGGGCCGCCCAGGTCGCGCGTGGTGGTGTCGGCCGCCAGGTCCGGCGGCGCATTCGTGGTGGGGTCAGCTGCGTCGAACATCAGATCACCTCGCTGTGCAGAATCCGGCCGCCGGCGCGGGCCGTCACTTCAATGCCCATGCGGTGACGCGCCACCTCGAGCTCGTCGGGCTGCTCGACCGGCATCAGGATCAGGTCGGGCATTGCCTCGACCACCAGGTCCATCATCCGGTGCTGCGCGGCCTTGTCATTGCGATCGAACCCCAGCGTCTCGCAGGCATCGGCCACTCCGCGGAAGAACTGGAACGTGGGCTTTCCTTCACGCGCGCCGTACAGATAGGCGTAGCGCTGCGGAATCACGTGCGCCGCAGTGTTCAGGCGCCGGAACGAGTGATAGATCACCATGCACGGCACCGGCCCCTCTTCCGGAAACTCCGGGTCCTGGGCCTGCAGGTCCAGCCATTGCAGGCTGCAGACAATGTCGCCCTTGGTGTACTGGCGCCATGCACGCCCCCCTCCGAGTTCGACCAAGGGGGTGCCGCGAGGGCCGAGAAGTGAAGTCATATCGTTCTCCAACTTGTATTGCGAGCCCTGACCGGGGCATTGAGGCGGGGCGCCATGTAGCCCTGTCCGAACTGGCGGAATGCGTCTGCTGCTTCGCTGTGCTCGTCGTGGCGCGGCTGAAGACTCCAGCACGCCTGACGTTCGTTCCACTGCTTGCGGTAGGCGGCAAGGTGCGCAATGCCGGTCTTGCACCCCTCTTCGTCGAACCACGCCTGGCTGAACGCCGCGCGTGTCTTCTGAATGCCGTGGTTGATGTCGTCCACGCGCGGCACGATCT